CACTTTATTAACTATGCCCATGGCAGCATTTTTGATTCCGATTCTTCTGTTTATTTTGTAGATTGCAATGCCCAATTTACCTCCCGTCGTCGTAGAGTTGATTATATTCTTGGTCTTGCAAGTGTGGTTAGCAATTTTGTTAAGTACCCTGATGCGAAAGAAGTAGATGCTCTGAAGATTGCAGTCAATAAGTGTATCCGAGAGAGTCGTGATGTTTCTGATGTTCTGAGTGGTAATTTGTTGCTGTTGTTTAATCTGCTGTCATATGCTAAAATGTTGATTATGGAAGGAATTGTCATCACTGGTGATCAGGTTGATGCAAAGATTGACTTCTATTATGATTATATTCCTGGTCACGAAGGTTATGTTCATTCCAATCAATATGGTTCATTTAAGTTTGTTAATCGTGAAGTCTTTTCTCACTATAACTTCACTCTTCCTAAAAAAAGTTGGTGATACCTTGTGCCAGTTGATTAAGTTGCACACAGCCCCTTGTGCGTGGTTTCGTTTCTTGGTATCTTAGCCATATGAACAACGGAACCGCAATGCAAGCACAAGCAATCGAGACCATTTCTAACAATGTTCTAAAGTATTCGTACATGCTATGTGATGCGCTGGTTCAGAACTATCATGACTATGCTATTCGTGGTCATCAGCGTTATGCTGACAAAGGTGAGAATGTAGACTATCATCTTGCCTGCATTGAGAAACTGAAGCAAGGTACTTCACCCATCAATTATGTAATTGAGACTGGTAAAAAGTATCACAAGATTATCATGATGGATGGTGGATCTTCGCGCTCTGTTCATGCTTTCGTAGACAAGAAGACGGGTGAAGTGTATAAATCAGCATCATGGAAGTCTCCTGCGAAAGGTGTACGTTATGATCTGAGATTGATTAAAGATCGTGAGTATTTGTTTGCAAATGCTGATTGGTCTGGAGGTTACTTGTATGCTCGCTGATTATCATAGCGACTCAATCTCCAAAATCCACTATAAAAAAGCAAGAGAGTTTGATAAGTGGTGGGATGAGAATAGAGTGAAGATTGAGAAAAACAATCTACACTCTTTCTCTGGACTTGTTCGCAACAATATGGAGAAAGATTACTATTACACTTATTGGAATCTGAAGAATCAATTTATTCGTTTAGAAGAATGACTCTATCAAAAGAACAACTAATCGACGCACTTTACAATGAATATGTGTTTCTGTGTCACGATGATTTCGACCCAGACAATGATGCAACTCCTGAAGAATATCATGAGATGTTGAGAGAAATGTCTTATGATGAGTTGATTGAGGAAACAAGCACTGGTGAAGATTTCACTCTCGAAGAATACTTAAACACTTGGTCATGATGTATTCTAATCTTTCAAAGATTCGCCCGAAACTGAGAACACAGGGCAACATCACAGGTAACTTCGGAAGACCCAAAGCTAAGGCAGGTTCTACACTCAATGACATTGGAATGAGTAGCAAAGAATCTATCAAATGTGTGACACAAGACGAATATCTTGCGCGTCTACATTGTGCATTTGATAATACAACCGATGATAAACTGAAGAAGTTTATTTACGCTGAGATTCGCAAGATTCATGTGCAGCGTGGAACTTGGTGATGATTTACTTTCTTATTATTTCTGCAAGTATTGCGTGGGCATTGTTAGCACTATTCTCACCAATGTTCAACAATCTTAACAAAGACAAAGATCCCATGTGACAGTTGGACGGCTGTCCACCATTTCCCCACGAGCACTCGGATCGGTGGTATCTTAGCTAAGTAATCAGGAAACGACATGCAACGACAGTATCACAACATGAGTGTTGAAGATCGGGAAATGTTCGCTTACAATTCCTATCGTGAGAAGCAACAAGCTGAGATTGCTCGCATCAATGCACATCCTGAGCAAAGAATGAAGTATTGCTTCTCATTTATCGAAGGTGCTGATGATGAAATGCGAGTGAAATGCTACAATAAAATTGCAGAATACTCTGCACAACTTGACTACTCCGAAGCACACTTCTGATTCTTAGAACAATGTTTGTTTGTCTCTATTTCGGTAAGCAAGAACAATTCTCTTCCGAGTGGTGGAATATCGCCGCAAGAGGATTTTACACTGCAAAGGATGCAGAACGTCATGGAAAGTACATGATGCCAACTGCAGGAGTTCTAGGATTTGCTGTTATCAAAGAGAATGAAGATTCGTGGGAATTGATTGAACGCGAGTCAATGTTACCACCAAACTATTCTTTGAGTTGTCACAATCACAAGTTTTCGATTCAACCTGCACCACAACTTTCTTTCGTTTGATTTATCTTATGAAAACTTCACTTAATGCTGTTGTCGATAAGTTCATTCTGATCGCAGCATTTTGGTCTGCAATCATTGTGGCATTTGTTACTTTTACTCGTGATTCATGGGTATCAAATAACATGACAGAAAAGAGTCGCAATGCTATTCTATGGATGATGGGAGTTCTTGATAATTTTGTCATATTTGTTCGCAATGAACTGACTCCTGTGCCAGTTGCAAAGGTGTCCACCAAATCCCCCAAACGTGTCAAATCGGTGGTATCTTAGCTAAGTAATCAGGAAACGACACAAATGCGGATCGACGTTAAGTGCAACGCTGCTCCTTGGGAGAATACTACCACCGATCTTGATAAAGCATACGATCTCGCGTATTCTTTGTCTGAAGAGTATCAGTGTGATGTCGATCTTCGATATAATGAGACTGGCATCATCTTCACCACTGTTTCTAACTACTGATTGAAATCATGCTTTTTTCACAATCACTCATTGCTGCTGGTTATGTCTTTGATGAGGAAGATTACGATGGTTGTTATGTAAAGCAAGATGCTGAAGGTTTCATTCATTTGTATCAAATGGGTGAGGATCAAGGTGATTGGAATTATGTCAAGATGACAGAGGATTTCGATGTCATCAAAGAGATTACTTTTGACCCTGATTCTACAACCGTCACCATTGTTAAGTGAATCAAATGCAATTCCAAGTTACTGACATTGAGTTTGATTTTGATGATGCTGTTGATGAGTTTCCAGAGCATCAATTCTCTAACATTACCGATGAAACGATTGGTATGATCTGGGAAGCAGATGATGAAGATGATCTAGTTGAAGAGATCACATCTGCTACAGGTTGGTGCATCAAGTCCATTGATTATCGTATCATTCTCAACTGAAATCATGAACCGTTCTGAACTCCAAGATGCCCTCATTCATCAGATCATTGATGACATGGATTTGAAGACAATGACAGCGATGATTTATGATATGATGCAAGAGAGTTATGATAAGTATTCGGAGAATGAATTGAAGACTGAGGTAGAAGAATACTATCCTGAATTGTTAGAAGAATGACTGAGTGTGCCAGTCAGCAGACTGTCCACTGATTCCCCACAGACCCCCGGATTCTTGGTATATTAGCCACATCGGAAGGGGATCGACCCCCACCGACCACAACTCTTCTCTCTCTTCACATCATGCGAGTCATCGAACGTAAGATGAACAATGCTATCACCAATGGCAAAGATTGGAAACTTGCTAACACTGAAGTGGTTTCTTATACTAACTCCTCTGATGTGTTTCTGTATGGCAATCTGATTGCTCGCATTGGTGAAACCTGGATCGAATTGTTCGATGGTGGACATCAAACTGCAACCACAAAGTCTCGCCTCAATGCTATTCTTCAAGAGCATGGAATCCCTGGTGAGCGTGTGTTTCAGAAAGATTTTCAGTGGTTTCTGCAACAAGAAGGCGGACCGATTCCTTTCTTCTCTGGTATGCGTCTGGCATGAATGATCCCTGCTCGATTGCACTTTCCTTCGATTCAATTCTCCTAGATCTTCACATGATTCGCTACGAAGTTCGCTACCAAACTCCTTATAATCAGTGTGAATGGAGATCACAATGGTTCACGACATATGAAGAGGCAATGAATATGGTTGAGTTCTATCTTTCCTGCGGAACTAAAGCACATCTCGCACCATGAGAAAGAACATCGTCCCGATCATCTTCCTGATCTTCTTTATACTCTCCCCATCTTTAAGGTATAACACAGGGGAATTGTTTCATCTCATTGGTAACACTCTTCAATCCACAACACAACAATGAGCACCAAGACATTCAAAAAGGATCTCACAGTGATGATGGAATCTTATGGGTTTCAATTAGATCGTTCGAGCACACATCTTGTCTGGAAACATATCTCTGGAGTTAGTATTGTCACCAGTGCTACACCCTCTTGTCGTCATGCTTTGAATCAAATTAAGCGTGATATTCGACGAAAAATGGTTAAAAATCAATAAAAAAGCCATTTATAAATTAGCTTGATAGATTTGTTTCTCTTGATAAGTATTAGTATTGTGTGAGTTAATGATATGAATTCGTATCAATAAACGTCACTTCTTATAGTCTTTATGACCTTAGAAACCACTGATCTTATAGTCATCTTAGCCCGCAGTCTACCACAACCGCACAGAAATGTCAAGACCCCCGAGATCAGTAAAACCGCACAGATCTTCGAAATCTTATAAGGACCTCTGATAAATACTCCACAGGTCTTGACAGTTTCCCTTTCACATCTTATACTGGCCACAGTTAAGTCCTCTGCCCCTAAAGTCATGTCAGTTTCTTATCTTCAAGCCCAGAAAAAGAATGTGCGTGTGACACTGGATCTTTCAGTGTATAGTGACTTTGATGCCCGACAGATTGACTGGCGTAAGTTATTCGCACTTGATGGAGATGAGACCGTTGATGCGTATGTTGAGGAACTGGATATAGACTGGTAAGAGTATAAGGATCAGCGGGAATGAGATGCGCCCTTATAGACACTCAGAACACACACGTTTCTAACACTTTATCATGACCCGTTCGATTGCACTTTCCCTGCTCTCTCAAGGTAACACTGGCAATGAGATTCTGCAGATTCTCGATGTCATCGCTACCGAAGAAGCTGAGCAACCCACTGTTGACGTGATTGAGTTCTGATGGTATAATCTACTGAGGTGCTCTGCGGTTATGCGTGGGGCACCTTATGTTTGTTCGTCAGATATTCGTGATTCGGCAGTTATGGGCCCTTGACGGTTATGGTGGCGGGCGGCGAAGCGGCGTTATAAAAAGCTATAAGTCCCTAACCTACAGAGGTGACAAATCGACCTAGATATATCACTCTATAAAAAAAATTCCCGGAGAAAAATGACACCCAAAAAACCAAAAAAGAACCCTACCTTTGGTAATGGAGATCGAAGAAAAGCAACGGGTCAATGCAGATCCACAGCACAAAAAAATGCGTCAAATAAGAGGAAGAAAAAGTAAAAAGCGACTCCATATATACAGTGGAACTCAAAATTTTTTTATGGAAAAAATTTATCACATATACGCAGGGAATATATGTTTGATGCATTCTCTAAAAGAGCAAGACTTTTTGCCTGCATGGAGAACCGTTCAAAATATGATTGCGATTATGAATACGGAATATAAGGTTGAGGATCTGTCTTATGAAGAACTCCTAGTCAATAAGGAATTAGAAGCATCTTATTGACAACTTATATATAATCTGATAAAATTGAACTGAAGTTAATTTCTCTTATGGCAAAAGGATTTACAGTAAAAGCAAAAGCACCATCAGTATCCCAGAAAGAAGAATGGGACTATGATGCGATTAAAGAAAGAATGCGAGGGAAGTCAATTGTCTTCTGTCTTCCTGGAAGAGGTTGTTCATTTACTTTTCTGAAGGCATTTGTACAACTGTGCTTTGACATGGTACAGAATAACATGGCCATTCAGATCTCTCAAGATTACTCATCTATGGTAAACTTTGCACGATGCAAATGTTTAGGTGCAAATGTTCTTCGTGGGCCTAAGCAGATTCCTTGGGATGGTAAATTGAATTATGACTATCAACTCTGGATTGATAGTGACATTGTATTCAACACAGAAAAGTTCTGGCAACTCTGTGATTTGGCTCTGAATGAAAAAGGTGAAGATAAGGAAGTTGTCGCTGGTTGGTATGCCACAGAAGATGGTCACACGACCTCAGTGGCACACTGGTTGGAAGAAGATGATTTCCGCCGCAATGGTGGTGTGATGAACCACGAAACTGTGGAGAGCATCTCAAAGCGTCGTAAGCCCTTCACAGTGGATTACACGGGATTTGGTTGGGTTCTCATTAAAAAGGGAGTCTTTGAGAATCTTGAGTATCCTTGGTTTGCTCCGAAGATGCAAGTCTTTGAGTCCGGTGCGGTTCAAGATATGTGTGGAGAGGATGTCTCCTTCTGTCTGGATGCAAAGGAAGCAGGTTTTGACATCTGGTGTGACCCTCGGATTCGTGTGGGTCATGAAAAAACTCGCGTGATCTGATGGACAAACTTTATAATATTCTTTATAAAGGACGTAAAATTTATGTGAACCTCACTGTAGAAGAATGCTCTGAGGTTCTTGACGAACTCTCAATCTCTTATTATAATGAAGAGGTTATTGATCCAACTTTAATTGAAATGGAGGAAATCTAAAATGGCAAAAGGTAGTATGAATAAAGTCTTCTGGTCTCCGGGGCCGCCTAAGAAGACTCGTCAGGGCCGTTCACCTCTCACTCTTCTCTCGGCTACATCTCGTAATGGTCGTAAGAAGAAGTATCGCGGTCAAGGAAAATAATCTGCAAATGATTCAACTCAATCCTCAAATCCCAGTTCTGACTCCGAAAGGATCAGGCTGGGCATTTTTTTTGATTGATCGATCGCAAGAACATGATCTTGAGTGGGTTGTGTTCCTAGATAATGGTGGATATTGTTGGACTTTTCGTAACTCTGACATTCGAATTCAAAAAAATCTTACATTTGAAAGATCATCCATTGCAGAATTCGGGATAGAAACCCCGTAAAAAGTTCTGATTTACAAAAATCAGGAGAAAAAATGGGAAAATCAGTAGATCGAGACCAAAATTACATGTATGAGCTGTGGGGAACAACAAATTTAACATCAGATTATGGCGTTCTGGACCAAATTTTAGAGAAAAAGATGCTTCGTGAGATCAATCACGATGATTTAACTCCCAAAAAACATGATTTTCACGCTCAAAAAGAGATTCATGAGAAAATTCGCAATGATGATGACTACGATGACTGGGAATATGGAACTGAACCCATCTATGGAATGTAAAAAACCCTAATAAATAAGTTAGATTTATTATTTTTTATGCCTGTAGAACGGGTAAGTAAGGGTTTTAAGGATCTTAGTATGTCATTTCAGGTTAGTCCCCTGAATTATGACCTGCTGGCAATCAAAAATGAAACCGCAATTGCCCGTTCTATCAGAAATCTTGTTCTTACACTTCCCGGTGAGCGTTTTTTTAATGAAAATCTTGGTTCACGAGTCAGTCGCGTTCTTTTTGATAACATAGATGAGTTTACTGCATCTGTAGTTCGTGATGAAATTCGAAATGTAATCACTACTTATGAACCAAGAGTCAATTTATTGAATGTTAAAGTATCTCCAAACTATGATTCTCTTGAATTTAACGTTACAATTGAATATGAAATTGTAGGAATTGATGTATTACCGCAACAATTATCATTTGCACTACAGCAAACCCGATAGATGGCATTAGTTAACTTCACAAACCTAGATTTTGATCAAATTAAAACTTCGATTACGGAATATCTAAGATCGAATTCGGAGTTTACTGACTATGATTTCGAAGGATCTAATCTTTCGATGTTAATTGATGTCTTGGCATATAATACTTACATTACTTCATATAATGCTAACATGGTTAGCAATGAGGTATTCATTGATAGTGCTACACTCAGAGAAAATGTAGTCTCATTAGCACGTCAAATTGGATATGTTCCAAGATCAAGAAAATCCGCAAAGGCCAGTATTTCTTTTACTGTAGATACAACTGACTTTGGAACCAATCCGCTTACATTGACCCTTAGAAAAGGTCTTGTCTGCACTACAACACAAACATTTGGTGCAGAAAGTTATACCTTTACAATTCCAGATGATATTACCGTTCCTGTTATTGATGGAATCGCATCTTTTAGTAATATTACTGTTTATGAGGGAACATATTTAACTCAAAACTTTACGGTAGACGCAAATAATCCAAATCAAAAGTTTATTTTACCAAATCCAAATATCGATACATCAACAATTCGCGTAATTGTAAAAAATACACAAGCAAGTTCAGTTACAAGAAAGTTTCTTCTTGCAAATAATTTAATTGATGTAAAATCATCCTCAAAAGTCTTCTTTATTCAAGAGATTGAAGATCAAAGATATGAACTTATCTTTGGTGACGATGTATTTGGCAAAAAACTTGATAATTTAAACTATCTCAATATTTCTTATGTTGTTAGTAGTGGCGAATCTGCAAATGGCGTATTTGCATTTAGATATAACGGAACAATCGTTGACAATAATGGCATTCCAGTAGTAACTGGAATATCTACCCTTACTACAGAATCTTCTGCACAAAATGGTTCTGAGATTGAGTCTGTCAATTCGATTAAAAAATACGCAACAAAAATTTATTCTTCTCAAAACCGCGCTGTGACTGCCTCTGATTTTGAAGCAATCATCCCAACACTCTATTCAGATGCTGAATCAGTTTCTGCTTTTGGTGGAGAGCAGTTGAATCCTCCAAAGTATGGAAAGGTTTATATTGCAATCAAACCGATTAATGGCCAACTTCTTTCACAGACAATTAAAGACGAGATTAAAAATAATTTAAAAAAATATACTGTTGCAGGAATCGTAACTGAAATTATTGACCTCAAGTACTTGTATGTTGAATATGATACAAAGGTTTATTATAACAGCAATTTAAATCAAAGTGCAGATTCGTTAAAAACCAAAATACTCGAACATGTCCAATCTTATTCATCGTCTTCCGAATTGAATAAGTATGGAGCAAGATTTAAATATAGCAAATTCTTAAAGTTGATTGATGATAGTGATATTTCTGTGACATCAAACATCACGAAAATTAATATGCGTAGGGATATTCAGGTTGCATTGAATCAATTTGCCGAATATGAAATATGTTTTGGTAATCAATTTCATTTGAAGAGTATGAGTGGATATAATATTAAATCTTCTGGATTTAATATATCTGGGTTTGCCGATACTCTTTACCTTGGAGATTTGCCAGATTCGGATGGTAAAAAAGGATCGGTATTTTTCTTCAAATTATTATCCCCAACACAACCATCTATCGTTGTATCTAAGGCTGGAACGATTGATTATATAAAAGGAGAAATCAAATTAAATCCAGTAAATATTATAAGCACAGAAAAATCTACATCTGGTGTCCCGATTATTAAAGTTTCTGCAATTCCTTACTCCAATGATGTAATTGGATTACAGGATTTATATTTACAGATAGATAGTAGTAATAGTTCCGTAAATATGGTATCTGATGAAATTTCATCAGGTGCTAATTTATCGGGATCAACTTATACGGTAACATCAAGTTACTCAAACGGAGCACTCGTAATTTCATAAAGATATGTCAGAAACAAGAATCGACGTTAGTTTAATCGTTCAAGGACAACTTCCCTCGTTCGTTAGAGAGGAGTATCCACTAGTAGAAGAGTTTTTATCTCAATACTATACGGCAATTGAAAGTCAAAGCGGCCCATCTGACATTATTCAAAATATTGACAATTACGTTAAAATTGACAGTTTAACTAACTTAGTTGATTCTACAACTCTATCTGCAAATATTACATCTACTGCTACAACTATTTCCGTAGATTCTACTGCAGGATTTCCAGACTCTTATGGATTGCTTCAAATTGATTCTGAAATCATTACATATACTGGAAAAACATCAACGTCATTTACGGGTTGTGTAAGAGGATTTAGTGGCATCAGTTCATACCAAGATTCGACGGTTGCTGATAAGTTAGTATTTTCACAATCTCAAGCTGCATCTCATGATGTAGATGGTATTGTAACAAATTTAAGTGTTCTTTTCTTAAAGGAATTTTATAAAAAGGTCAAAAAACAAATTGTTCCAGGATTTGAAGATAAGCAGTTTTATTCTAAATTAAATGAATCCCTATTCGTTAAACAATCGAAAGATTTTTATTCATCTAAAGGTACAGATTCTTCGATTAAAATTTTATTCAAAGCATTATATGGTGAAGATGTTCAAATTATTAGACCAAGAGATTATCTTATTCAACTTTCAGATTCTAAATTTGAAGTCAATAGAAATTTAGTTGTTGAAAAAATATCCGGAAATGTTGAAGATTTAGTCAATACGACAATTTATCAAGATGAAACTGATTATATCGATTCGGCAAGTGCAATAATTTCAAAGGTTGAAAAAATTTTAAGAGGTGATAAGGAATATTATATATTGAGTGTTGAGGATAGCAATGGGTTAACAACTCCCGGAGTTATAAAAGGATCTTTTACAATTCATCCCAAAACTCAACTTATTGAACCAGTATCATCTGGAGCAGATGTTCTTACTGTAGATTCTACTGTAGGATTTCCCAGTTCGGGCGAATTGGTAGTGGGTGATGCCCAAGTAATCACTTATACAGAAAAATCACTAACTCAATTCTTTGGTTGTTCTGGAATTGCAACAAACCTATCAGAAAATAGTTCTGTTAGGGCAAATGCATATGCTTACGGAACAACTTCAAATGGACAAGTTAAGTTTAGAGTTACTGGTGTCTTATCAAATCTGAATGTTTTAAAGCAGGTTGGTCCTTATGAAAAAGGAGATAAAATTCACATTAAAACTTTGGGATATGAATCTAAAAAGTTTGAAGAGAATAATTGGTTTTTCAATTTACCAGTAAAATATGATGTTAAATCATTATCTTTACTTGATGCAGTAGACTTTACATATCTCATTACATTATATGATTCACATTCTTTGTCATTGGGCGATTCTGTAACTTTTGTTTCTTCAACTGGCGTAGAGTCAACTGGATTTATACTTTCTTATGATACAGACAAAAGTTTTAAAGTTCGTGGCCAAGGAGAATTAAATATATCTCAAACTTATACTTTGAGAAAAAATTTATTAAAAGTAAACTCTATAAATTATCCAAATCTTTCAAATTATACATCAAACATCCAAAATGTTTATACAGATTTGAATGGGGCATTTTATGTATCTTCACCTTCAATTCCAACATATTTGAATCAACCATTAAATGTTTCCGATAAATCAGCAACTTTTTCGGGTTCTTTTAGTGGAACTGATTTGGTAGTTGGTAATCATAAATTTTTCACTGGAGATTCTATTGCATATAACCCATCAGGTTCAAGCAATACTCTAGGCATCTCAACAGGTGTTTATTTTGTTAAAAAAGTAAATGATACTACGATTAGAATTGCAAATAGTTTAGCAAATATTGATTTTGGAAAATTTGTAAGTATTGCTTCGACGACAGTATCAAATAATAAATTTGTTTTTAGTGATTATACATACGCAGATTTCCAAACAAGAACATTAGAACCTCAAAAAATAATAAGAAAAATTTCAAAACCAGAAAATACTTTAGTAAAAGCAAACACCACTACAGGTAACGTTGGTATTTTTATCAATGGCGTTGAAATTTTAAACTATAAATCAAAAGACGTTGTTTATTTTGGTCCCATTGAAAAAATCAACATCCTTGATGGAGGATCTAATTATGATATTATTACTCCACCAACATTAACCATAACCGATCAAGTTGGTTCCGGAGCATCAGTTTATTGCTCAGTAATTGGTCAACTCGATAGAATTGAAATTTTAGATCCAGGTTTTGATTATTTGGACAATCCAACTGTTAAAATAACAGGAGGAAATGGGACTAATGCTTTAGCAAAAGCTAACCTGATTCAATTTGATCACTCAGTAGTTGTATTACCATCCGCCGCAAGTGGGTTAATTGATTTAACAACTGATACTATCGGATTTTCCACCTATCATAAATTTAGAAACGCCGAAAAGGTAATATATGATACTCAAAATGGTTCTTCTGTTGGTGGTTTAACAACAAACGCCCAGTATTTTGTTTCTGTGCAAAGTGCTACTACAATCAGACTTCATAATACATTTGAAGATGTTTCTGCTGGCATTAACACAGTTAATTTGACGGGATATGGAGTAGGAACTCATCTACTCAAATCCGTTCAGAAAAAGAAAAGAATAGGTTCTATCACTATTGAAAATTCTGGCCAAAATTATCAAAATAAAAAAACGACCACAACTTCTTCTGGAATTAATACTGCATCTGATAGTATTAATATCAAAAATCATGGATATAATACTGGAGAGATCATATCTTATACAACTACGGGGACTGTAGTTGGTGGTTTAAGTCAATCCTCATATTATGTAACAAAAGTCGATGAGGATAATTTTAAATTATCCATAATTTCTTCAGGAAATGTTGGTTTTGCTACTGGTGGTGATGATTTTTACTTCAAGACAAAACAGTATGTAAATTTAACTTCCACTGGAAGTGGAACGCATACTTTCAATTATCCACAAATTATAGCTACAGTCGAAGGAATTGTTGGAGTAACAACTTTTGCTGGTCAAGACTTTACCGCAAAAATTCAACCAATTTTTAGAGGTAGTATTAATTCAATTTTTGTGGAAGATGGCGGAAATTCATACGGATCTCAAGAAATTTTAAATTATAATCGCCAACCACAATTCATTATTTCAACTGGATCTGGAGCTCAGGTAACACCTGTGGTTTACAATGGCCAAATAGTTAAAGTTATTGTCAATAATTCTGGTTTTGGTTACAACTCTATTCCAGATTTAAAAATAAATCAAGTATCTAGTAGTGGATCTGGTGCTATTTTAACACCAGTGGTCGCTAACGGATCTTTAACTGAAGTTCGTGTTATTAATGGTGGTTCTGAGTATGAAGATAATATCACGATATCTGTTGTTGCATCAGGAAAAAATTCAAAATTTGAATCTTTAATTAAACCATGGCAAATTAATTTAGTAGAAAGAGAAGTAATTGCAGATAAAATTACTGATGATGATGGATTTTTATCAAAATCATTTTATGAAAATTTTGGATTGCAATATGGGCACGCATATGCACCAAGGAAATTAAGAACTTCTGTAGTTTCTCAAAACAACAATGAAGATTTAAAAATATTTAATGGTGTAGAACTTGTTTCTACAGATCACTCTCCAATTATTGGATGGGCTTATGATGGAAATCCAATATATGGTCCATATGGATATTCTACACCAACAGGCGGTGCTGTCAAAGCTTTAAAGAGTGGATATAGTTTATTATCAACAAGTAATAGGCCAAATCTTGGTTTATATCCATTGGGATTTTTTGTTGAAGACTATACATATACTAAAAATGGAGATCTTGATGAGCATAATGGAAGATTTTGCATCACGCCAGAATATCCAAATGGAGTTTATGCTTATTTTTGCACATTAGATACAACTTCCATTCAAAATCAAGGACCATTTAAAAATTACTTCAAACCCGAATTCCCATACGTAATCGGTAATTCATATTATTCAAAACCAATTACTTTTAATTTTGAAAAAACATCTAATCAAGATGAAATTAATATTAATAGTACCAAGTGGGTAAGAAATGTTACTCCATATAATTTAACCAAATCAAGAAGTTCATATGATTATCTTTCACTTCCAAACAAAATTAAAGAAAATGTTTCAACGATAAACCTAGTTTCTGTTGGTAATATAAATTCGATTGGTATTAAAACTGGAGGAGAAAATTATAAAGTTGGAGACAAAGTTGTATTTGATAATTCTGGAACTGGTGGACAAGGTTTGTCTGCCGATGTCTCTTTGGTTAAAGGCAAAACTATTTCTCAAATTAGTGTAGCCAGTTCTTCTATTGATTATATTGAATTTTCTGCAAGTACTATTGGGTTTAATTTTATAGGATTTTCAAGTTCTCCACATAATTTTATTAACAATGATATAATTACCATCACAGGAAAATATGATTATAAGAAGACAAATCCGATCGTAGTAACTAATAATACGCTCATTGCTATTACAAGTATTGCATCTACAACTAATACTGGACTTGTAACATATTTTTCAGTTTCTGGAAATTTAAATTTCCCCAATATAAGAGAAAACGATGTATATCAGATTAATAATGAAAAAGTAAAAGTCCTCAACATTGATAAAAAATCATCAAGAATTAGAGTTCTTAGAAATATTAATAATGTTTCAGGCGTAACCTCATATTCGTCAGGAATTGCTCTCACAGAAAGCACTAGAAAATTCCAAATATCTCTTGGAATTTCAACTTCATATGATTTAAAACCAAATAAAGAATTGTACTTTGATCCGGCCGAATCTGTAGGTTTAGGAACAACTGCGGGAGTTGGGATTAGTTCTACATTATTGTTTAGTAATCCTGGAGTTGGAATAACTCAAATTTCAATTCCAACAAAAACCATTTATCTACCAAATCATCAACTCAATACCGGAACAAGATTAATTTACAATGCAAACGGTGGCACACCAATTTCAATATCTACTGATGGAATTGCAAGTTATCAATTGGCAAATGACTCTATTTTATATGCAGCAAAAATAACAGATGATCTTATAGGAATTTCTACAGTTAAAGTTGGATTGGGTTCTACAGGAGTTTTTGTTGGCCTTGGCACAATTTTTGGAGACACTGCGTATTTCCACGCATCAGGTATTGGAAATACGCATAGTTTTAAAACCGATTATGACGGTATTTTCACTGCGACAGTTAAGCAAAATATCGTAACAGTATCTACCGCAGCGACTCATGGATTAACAAATGGAGATAGTATTACTTTAAGCGCAAAACCTGGTATCACAACTACAGTTTCTGTAAGATATGATGATTTCAATAGAAGAATGGTTATAAACCCAGTAACATTTACCGCATCAAATGTAAACGTTACAAATAAAACCATTGAATTGACAAATCATGGATTTTATAATGGACAAAAAATAATTCATACTTCATCATCTCCATGTGGAGGATTGACTAATGAAGCAATGTATTATGTTGTTGTTATTAGTGATAATTTGATTAAACTTTCAAATTCATATTATGACGCGACATTAACAATTCCCGTAGAAATTGTAAATATAACTTCAAAATCTTTTGGATCAATTTTACCAATAAATCCACCTCTTAAAGGTATTAGAGATGTGACATTTAAGTTTGATTTGTCCGATCCATCTTTGGCATTTGTTAAATCCGGAAATTCTTATCCAGCATTTGAATTGAATTTTTATGAAGATCCGAAATTCAAAATTCCATTTAAAACATCAAAAAATACTTCAACATTTGAAATTTCCAAATCTGGGAAACCCGGAATAGATGCAAATGCTCATACGACTATAAAAATTAATGATTATATTCCAAATGTTTTATATTATAGGTTGGAACCAATTGATTTAGGAAATAATTCAATTACTAAAACTGAAATCGTTGTTGACGAACAAACTTTAAACCACAATAAAATTACCAAAGTTGATAGTTTGTATAGTGGAATATATTCGGTTACTGTAGGAGTCAACACTACAAGTTTTACTTTTAATTCTGTAGACATTCCTGAAGGTTTGTCATATTCATCATCTGATGGCAAATTTGAATATTCTACGTCATCTTTATCGGCTCTCGGACCTATACATCAAATAAACGTAAAAACCAATGGAGTAAATTACTCATCATATCCAAGAGTAGTTTCAATCAATTCTGGTTTAGGAACTAATGCAATTTTAGATGTAATTGGAACTGAAGTTGGAACTGCCAAAAAGACTAAATTGGATGATATTGGGTTTGATTATTATTCTGACTTATCAATAAGACCATCGGCAAATCTTGCTCATATATTAAAAATTTCAAATTCATCAACATTAAAATCAATTGGAATAACTTCAGTTGGAAAGGATTATACAGTTGCGCCAAATCTGATATTAATTGATGGATTAACAAATAAACCAGTTGAAGATGTTGATTTAAACTATAGTCTTGGCGATTCGTTTGTTTCAATTATTAAAAATACAAAATCGATTACTGATTCTGTAGTATCAATTATACCGATCAATAATGTAAATGGATCTGGTATAAGCACCATATCGTACAATGGTACAACAAAAGAAGTAACTGTAGGATTAGCAAAAAGTTTTAGTAATCTTTCAGATTTTCCGTTTACAGTTGGAAGTAAGTTTTTAATTGAGAACGTTAGCGTTGGCGTTGGATCTACTGGATATGGTTATAATTCTGAAAATTATGATTATCAATTGTTCACAGTAAAATCATCAACGCCAAACATTGGTGGAATTGGAGCAACTGTTGTTTATAGTCTTGCCGATTACTTACCATCTGGCGAATTTCCTGGAGTGTGGCAACTAGCCACATCAACATCGGCAAGAATAATTTCACAAGCACATTTTCCAATTTTTAATGTTCAACTTGAAAAGAATACGTTTTTTAAAGATGAAAAAGTTATTCCTAATGGAGTGGTTGAAAGTTGGGACCTGGAAAATAATATTCTGAGGATATCTTCGAGTGATTTGTATGAAGTAGGAGATGTTGTCAAAACATCATCTGGTTCTCAGGCAAAAATTACAGGTATTGTTGCAAATGAGGGTATTTACGATGTTAAAGAATCTGAAATCGTTAAGAAAAATTGGCAAGATAATGTTGGATTCTTAAATGACAATTTACAAAGAATTTCAGATAATGATTACTATCAGTATTTTTCATATTCATTAAAATCTAAAGTCGATTATGATGATTGGGATGAAGTAACAAATAATTTAGTACATACCGCAGGATTTAAAAAATTTGGCGATTTGATCATTGAATCTTCATCAAATCAAGTTGGATTATCCACAATCCAAGACGACAGCGGTGTTGATATAACAGTAGATTTGCAGCGTGTGATTGATTTGGATTGTTATTATGATTTTGATTTGGTATCTGAAAGCAACTTTGAAATTGGAAATAATATTAAGTCCGATAAAATAGTATTTTCAAGTCGAATTTTATCTGATTATACAGAATCCGTTGGAAATAGAGTTGTTATTCTTGATGATATTTCTCCTCTGTTTAATAGTAATCCAAGATCTAATCCATTTACTACAGTTGATACTTTCCTATTGACATCCACTAGATCTAAAAAATATTTTTATTCCATATTGGATACATTTTATAATGCAGAGAGGCAAGTTGGTTCAATCTCCTTTATTCATGATGATGAGATCGGTTATATGAATCATTATGGAGTGGTTTATACTCTGAATGATCTAGGGACTTTTGACTTTAGTATTTCCGGAACCGAAGGTAACTTAAGATTCTATCCATACAAATATAAAATTAATGATTACGATTTGACTTTTGTTTCATTTGATATTGAAGATACAGTAACTGGAATTGGAACAACTCAGTTAGGAAACTGTGTAAGTATAGCAGCATCAACAGTAACTTTGGGTGCAGGAACATCTACGGCAACAACAATTGTTGGTATAGCATCTACTTATAGAGCATCCAAGGTATTGGTGCAAATTGGAGCAACAGATGGTTCTTATTATGAATTTAATGAGTTAACGGTTCTTCATAATGGATCTGATGTTGATTTATTAGAATACTTCCCACTAGCAACAGATTCTCCACTTGTTTTCGAATCTGTTGGCCTTGGAACATATGTACCTTCAATTTCTGGATCTGAAGTCAATATTGATTTTGTTCCAAATGCATCTTTAGGTGTTGGACACACAATTACCACACTAAGAGTTTCAGTCGGAGATACTTCTTCAAGTGGAATTGGAACAATAATCTTAAGAGATACTTTATTGGATTCTAAAATAGTTTCAATATCATCATCACCAACTCCAACTGCTAATTTGATAACTAGTTTCTTTAATACCGATTATGTTGGTGCTTATTATTTTGCAAGCGTTGAAGACACCACAAACAATCAATATGAAGTTTCTGAACTGGTTTGTATAACTGATGGGACAAACGCAGGGTTATCTGAATTTGCTATTGTTCGTACTGGATCATCATTGGGAACATTTAGTATTTCTGGAACGGCATCTACTACAAGTTTAAGTTATACACCAAATCCAAATATTGATGTTCAGGTTAGACTCTTTAGACAAACTATAGGTAACACCCACGACGATTCATTAGATTTTATACTGGATTTAGGCAATACTGATATTGTCAGTTCTTTTGGATCTTACGAAGGAACTGAGAATGACATCAGGAAGCAATTTGATTTAACTCACGATGGAAACACTATTTTTGAGAAAACTTTTGATGGCTCAAATGCAGGAGTTGTAAGTATTACTGAAAATACAATTAGAATACCGTCAAATTATTTTGTAACAGGAGAAGAAGTTGTCTATACATATCCTACATCTACATTAAGTACTCAAAATGCTATAGGAATTGCAACAACAACAATTTCTGGAATAGGAAGCACCGATAAACTTCCAAATACTCTCTATATTGTAAAATTGGATGAATTGGATGTTAGAGTTGCAGCATCTGCCTCCGATGCATTAAAAGCAATTCCAACAGTGTTAAGTCTTGAAAGTGTTGGCATTGGAACTTTACATAAATTTACAGCAAAAAATCAAAATTCAAAACTTCTAGTTGCGGTCGATAATCAAATTATGTCTCCAGTGATCGGAAATGGAGTCACTGAATCACTTACAACTTCTTTAGGATTTTATGATAGTACAGTCACTTTATCAGGTATTTCGTCTATTGTTTCAGGATCTTTGATACGAATAAATGATGAGATTATGTTAGTAAATTCATCTTCTATTGTTTCAAATTCGGTTTTGGTTAATAGAGGTTGGGCGGGATCGGGAATTTCATCACATAATAGTGGAAGTTTGGTTAGAAAACTTATTGGGGACTACAATATAGTAGATAACAAAATTAATTTTATTACACCTCCGTTTGGACGAATTCCATTTCCAAATCCAAATACTAGAGGTGATGAAGAGGATTATACTGGACTTGAAATTTCATCAACTTTTAATGGAAGATTGTTTATGAAATCCGGAGATCCAAATGGAATTTTAGAACCATATCATAACAACTATACTTTTGATGAGGTTATATCAACAGAATTTAATAGCGTTAGCAATAATTTCACTCTCACCAGTAATTCTAATAATATTTCCGGATTTTCAACATCAAATGCAATTGTATTAATAAACAATATTTTCCAGTTGCCATCAAGAACTGGCACGTTTGTCAATATTGAGGGTAATTATGACTTGGTTGAATCTGTAGGAATTACCACAATCTCTTTTGTTGGTAATGGCACATCAACTTTAAATGAAGATGTAAACACATCACCTTTCCCTAGAGGTGGAGTAATTGTTTCTGTAGGATCTACTGAAGGATTTGGTTATCAATCTTTGGTAGCTGCTGGAGGAACTGCAGTTGTTTCTGGATTGGGAACTATTCAATCAATTAGTATTGGTAATAGTGGATCTGGTTATCGTGTAGGTATTCAAACTATTGTTAATGTTGGTGTAGCAACAACAAGTTTAGGAACGCCAAACATCCAATTCATTGGAACTGCTGCAATTAGTGGTGGTAATATTGTAAGTGTTGCGATTACAAATCCTGGATCGGGCTATACTTCAACAAATCCCCCAATAGTGATTTTTGACGATCCACTATCATATAGTAATATTCCATTAATTTACAGTTCTAGTTCTCAATCTGGTGTTGGTACTGAAGCGACCGTTGATATTGTTGTCGGCCAAGGATCTAGTGTAATATCTTTTGAAATTAAAAATTATGGTTATTCATATAGAGTTGGAGAAATTTTGACTGTAGAAATTGGAGGAACTTCTGGAATTCCAACAGATACTTCTTTGACTTTTAATGAATTCCAAATTACCATAGACAACACTTTCACTGATAGATTTTCTGGATGGTCAATTGGTGATCTGCAAGTTCTAGATCCTATAGATTCTTTGTTTGATGGTGTTAAAAAAGTTTTCCCATTAGAAATTGATAGAGAAAGATTTTCAGTCAGAGCAAAATCTGGGTCTCTTATTGATGTAAAAGCGAATTTACTTGTTTTTATTAATGACATCTTACAAATTCCCGGCGATGGTTACGTTTTCAATGGTGGAAGTTTAATTCAATTCACAGAGGCTCCAAAACAAGGAGATACATCTAAGATATTATTCTACAAAGGAAATGGTGATGTTGACACTCAAAACATTGACATTTTAGAAACTGTTAAGGCAGGAGATACTCTTCAAGTGTATGAATCTTCTTTTGAAGAATCTCAAAATAAAAGATTGACCAAAGAAGTTCTTTCGATCGATGAAGTTCTCACTAATGTTTACAATGGTCCTGGATTGACAACAGATTCGACTATAACTAGACCAGTAATTTGGTGTAAACAAAAAAATGACATGGTTATCGATGGAAGTTATGTTTCCAAAGATAGAATCTCTCATGAACCTCTTATTCACCCATCCACAAATATTATTCAAAGTGTTGGAATTGCAAGTACAACTATTTGGGTGGAGAATGTAAAAACTTTCTTCAATAATCATTCGGAATATCCTGAAATTGATTCAAATCCAAGAAAGATTACTATTATTTCTCAAGACACTTTAATTGCTGCTGCAGCGACAGCCGTTGTTTCTGCAGCAGGAACAATTCAGTCAATTGTTTTAAGCGATGGTGGAATGGGATATACTGCAAGTCCAGTTATTACAATTGCAACTCCAGTTGGTCTTGGAACAACTTATAGAGCACAAGCCTCATCAACAATCAGTGGGGGTTCTGTTTCTACAATTAGCGTAACATCTCCTGGAAGTGGTTACACCACTTCAAATCCACCAACAGTATTGATAGAGAGTCCAAATCCCACATATGAAGTAATAAGTGACGTTAGTTATGATGGAGACTTTGGTATTATAACTGGTATTGCAACAACATCTATTGTTGGAATAGCGACCACTGGACTTATACTTGATTTATTCATACCAGAAAATTCATTCTTAAGAAATATTGGTATTAATAGCGTAGGAATTGCTACAACTGGTGTTAGTGGAATTCAAACTGGAGATTATTTCACAATATTCAATTCAAATGTTGGAAATGGGGTAACTTCACTTTCTTCTAGCAATAGTGGTGTTATTGGAATTGGCACTTCATTTATAGATAATGTTTATAGAGTCGCACAAGTTTCAATAGCACAAACTAGTGCTGCTGGTATTGCTCTCACTTATGTGACTAAGGTTGTTGTAAGTGTTGAAAGCACAGATGATATAAGTGGATTCGGGTTTAGTAGTTTCTATGGTGAATATAGTTGGGGAAGAATTTCTGGAGGAACCAGATTGAATCCAAAGGCATTTACTGCTTACAATAATGGGTTGATTGGAATTTCTACGTCTCCAATTGTTCAAAGATATAATCCACTTAAATATCGGAATTACTCCACATAAATAGATAAAAAAACGACAAAATGTCTGCTATTATAACTGACCAATTAAGAATTTTAAATGCTAAGAGTTTTGTCTCTGCAGCAACTTCTACTACAAATTCATATTATGCTTTTGTCGGTCTTCCCAATGCAACTGACTATAGTGCTACTTGGAATACAACTCCTTTAGCTCCCAAAGATAATTTTAATGAGGAAAATGATTATTGGGATACAATGATTGCCTTGAAAAAAATTCAGGCACAAGATGTAAAAAGAGTTGTTAGAAAAAACACTTGGACATCTGGAACTACTTATGACATGTATCGTCATGATTTTAGTAGAACTAATACATCAAAACCATCCCAATCTTCTAGTTTGTATGCATCAAATTATTATGTAATAAATCAATATTACAAAGTTTATATTTGTCTTCATAATGGCATTAGTCCAGACTATCCTGATGGTAGACCATCATTAGATGAACCAAACTTTACTGACTTAGAACCAAGGTCTGCCGGAACAAGTGGTGATGGATATATTTGGAAATATTTGTATACGATTAATCCCGCAGATATTGTCAAGTTTGATTCTATTAATTTTATGCCAGTTCCATCAGATTGGGAAACTGGCACAGATAATGCTGCAGTCAGAGATAATGCATCGTCCAGCGGTCAACTTAAAATTATTACCATTACAAACAGGGGAGTTGGATTAGGAACTGCAAATCAAACTTATACGAATGTTCCAATCAAAGGTGATGGAAATGGTGCCGAAGCTACAATCGTGATAAACAACGATTCTAAAGTAGAATCAATTACAGTATCTAAAGGCGGTTCTGGTTATAGTTATGGGTCCGTAGATTTACTTGCAGGTGGAGTACCAACAGGAACAACTTCTCCAACCTTTGACGTTATTATTCCACCAAAAGGTGGTCATGGAGCAGACATTTATCGTGAACTTGGCGCATTCAACGTTTTAATATATTCTAGAATTGAAAATGACGATTTAAATCCAGATTTCATCACTGGAAATCAAATTGCAAGAATTGGAATTGTAGAAAATCCACAGGTTTATAATTCGTCAACCTTATTAACTGAATCGAAAGCAAGTGCCGTATACGCATTGAAATTAGTTGGTGCTGGATACAGCACTGCAACATTCACTGCTGATAGTAGAATCACTCAAACTGTAGGTGTTGGATCTACAGCTGTAGGAAGAGTGGTTTCATATGACCAAACAACTGGTATCTTAAAATATTGGCAAGATAAAAGTCTTGTCGGATTCAATACTGATGGGACACAAAATGCATCTCCAACTTATGGATTTGAACTGCATGAGTTTACCTCTAGTCCAGGTACTGGGGGCAGTTTAAACATTGTTGGTGGTAGTGTTACTTTAGGAATACACTCAACATATACAGGTATCAGTACCGTGATAAATAGTAGGACATATTATTTTGGTCAGTCAGTAACCAATGGCGTTGGAAATCCAGAAGTTAAAAAATACTCTGGAAATATCATTTATGTAGATAACAGATCATCAATCACAAGATCTGCAAATCAAAAAGAAGATATTAAAGTAATTTTGCAATTCTAAAAAATCATGCCTCAACAGACTAACTTCAACGTTTCTCCTTATTTTGATGATTTTGATGAGGACAAAGGTTACCATAAGGTTTTATTTAAACCTGGTGTACCCCTGCAAGCCCGTGAATTAACCACGCTGCAGTCAATTCTCCAAAATCAAATTGAAAGATTTGGAACTCACGTTTTTAAAGAAGGGTCTCCCGTTTTAGATGGGCAAATTGGAAATGATATTGTTTTTCCTGCCATTCAAGTAGAATCCGAATATAATGGACTACCAATATCTTTATATTTTAATCAGTTAATTGATAAGAAAATTAAAGGCCAAACAAGTGGTATTGTTGCAATTGTCAGATATGTTTTAAGCAACACAGAATCTGAAAGAGGTGTTCATACTTTATATTTGCAGTATATTTCCAACGGCGAATCTAATTTCAACTCCCAAAATTTCTTGGATGGGGAAACTTTACTTGCAGAAGAAACAATAACCTATGGTAATGGATTTACAATTCCTCAAGGTCAAGGAATTTGCAATTCTATTGCTACTAATGCATCAACTGCTGGATCGTCAATATCAATTAAAGAAGGAATTTTCTTTGTTAGAGGTATCTTTGCCAAGGCACAAGAACAAAGAATCATTTTAGATCAATACGGAATCACGCCATCTTTTAAAGTTGGTTTTACTATTATTGAAAGAATTGTCACTGCAGATGAAGACGAATCTTTATTTGATAATGCTCAAGGTTTTTCTAATTACTCAGCTCCAGGTTCTGATAGATTTCAATTAGAACTTAAATTAGATAAAAGATCAATTAATGAAACTGATCTGGAAAACTTTATCACTTTATATTCGATTTTTGATGGTGTTCCACAATTTAAAGTTACAAAAACACAATATAATGTAATTCGTGATGAGTTGGCAAGAAGAACTGCTGACCAATCTGGCGATTTTTATGTCAAACCATTTACTGTCAATCCAAGAGACACTCTCAACGATAGATTAGTAAATACGACTGGTATTTACTACGAGGACCAAATCACAATTGATGGTAATACGCCATCTGATGATTTGATGACCTTTGAAATTAGTTCTGGAAAAGCATATGTAAATGGATATGAAGTAGAATCTGTAAATCAACAATTTGTCGATGTTGAAAAACCAAGAACATTACAAACTTTAGAAAACCAATCAATTTCCTTTAATGCGGGAACTCAATTTTTAGTCAATAATGTTTTTGGTGTTCCATCTGTTGGTTTAGGAACAACTGCATTTGTAAGTTTAATGGATTCTCGTCTTGGATCCGACAAAGGTGTTGCAGCTGGAACGACTATTGGATACGCAAGAATATATGACTTTATCCCATCAGTTGGTTATGTTGATGATTCCAGTCAATTAAATTTGAGATTGTTTGATGTCCAAACCTTTACAAAAATCGGATTAACAACAACAATAACCCAATCCACTCCTGCATATATTGAAGGTAAAAAGAGTGGGGCAGCCGCATATCTGAAGGATGGTGTAAGTGGTCTCCATACCATGACTCTCTATAATGTGTATGGGCAGTTTATACCAAATGAACCGATTATTATCAATGGAATTGAAAATGGAAGATTAATTAAAACTATTACTGACTATAATATCTCAGATGTAAAATCAATTTATGCAACGAAAGTTGGAGTTTCAACATTTAATGCTGACATGTTATTGAGTAAGCAATTGAATATTGCTGCTCCAAGCACAACATTTAAAATTACAGCAGAATCTGCAGGAATTAGCACAGTTTCTGCTGGTTTGGGAACAAACTTTATAAATGTTCTTTCCAGTGGAGATATCATTAAATATGGAAACCCAAGCCAAGGTGGACTTGCTATATTTAATAAAGTGGAAACCGTAAGTGCTGGAGGAACTAATTTTACAGTCTCTGCAGTCCAAAATGTCACCAATGTTTGTGTTGGTTCATTACCAACATCTGAAATCTCTGTCAATGATTTAAGGGTTATAAGAGGATCAGTAGGATCCCCAGACTCTACATTATTGACTGAGTTGAATAGAACTAACGTAAAGACTTTTAATATTGCAAATTCTGCGATTACACAAAGAAGAATTTTCCAAAATCAAGCATTTGCGGCAAATTCTCTTGTTCTTACAATTACTGATGCGGATATTATTTTCGACGCATTTGATGAAGATAGATTCGTAATTTCATATGCTGACGGTAGTATTGAACCCTTAGATGAAACTCAATATAGTTTGAATGCAACTGGTAAAATTTTGACATTTAACGGTTTATCAAAAACAAGTGGAAATGCTGATGTTATTGCAACTGTTAGGAATACAAAACCAAATTCAAAAATTAAAAAATTTAATAGCGTTGGTTCCTTAGTTGTAAATTATTCAAAGTACACTGCGTCTGGTATTGGAACAACAACATTAAATGATGGACTGACTTATAGTCAAGTTTATGGTGTTAGAGTTCAAGACGAAGAAATTTGTTTGAATTTCCCGGATGTTGTCAAAGTTCTTGGCGTATTTGAATCTCAAAGCACGGCGGATCCACAGTTACCAAGATTAACATTATCTTCTTTTAGTGGGCCAACTGCAAATAATCAAGACTTTGTGTTGGGGGAACATATTCTTGGAAAAAACTCTGGAGCAATGGCTCTTGTAGTTAATCGTGTTGATACTGATAAGTTAGAATACGTTTATTTAAATGCTTCAACTTTTGACGTTGGAGAAGTAATTGTTGGAAAAGATTCCAACATAAATGCGACAATTACGTCTATTACGTTATCAGATCAAAATGTTTCAAATAAATTCGGATTTGATGATGGACAGAGAGATTCTTTCTATGATTATTCTCGACTTATAAGAAACAAAAATGCAGAAGAACCAAAAGGAAAATTAAAAATTATCTATCAATATTACACAATTGATTCTTCTGATACTGGAGAATTTATCACAGCAACAAGTTATGCTGACAAAGACTTTAAATATAATATTCCATATTTTAACAACACAAGATTGACAGACTTTGTTGATATAAGACCAAGAGTTCCTGCATATACTTTGTCATCAAATTCGCCATTTGAGTTTGCTTCTCGCAACTTTACTTCTCCTGGCCAATATTCGCAATACATTTTGGCACCAGGAGAAAATATTATAGCATCGTTCTCATATTACTTGCCAAGAGTTGATAGAATTATTCTAAATCCAGATGGAAATTTCCAAATTGTTAAGGGAATTCCAAGTGATACTCCAGAACCACCTCTGAGTAAAGCGGGAACATTGGATGTTGCTATTGTCGGAATACCTGGCTATTTGCATAATGTAGTCAACGCAAATGTTGAATTAATTAAACATAAGAGATATCGAATGCAAGATATCGCTTTACTTGAGGATAGAATTCAAAAAGTAGAAGAATTCACAACTCTTTCTGCACTTGAAAGTAAAATGGCATCTATGACGATTAAAGATGCTGCTACTGGACTGGATCAATTCAAGTGTGGTATTTTTGCGGATAACTTTACAAACATGAATTCTATTGATGAAGGAAGCAAAATATCTCATGACTCTGCAACAAATACAATAAGACCTCCACAATTTACGACAAAAATTGACCTTCAACTTGGTTCAGAGTTAATTTCTGGATTTACAGATACATTCTCACCTAATGCTGATGCAAAATTTGCAACCAAGGTTGGGCCTGGTATGAAGAAAACTGGCAACCTTGTAACTCTTGATTATACTGAAGTTGAATATAAAAAACAATCGTTTGCATCAAGATCTGAAAACGTCACCGCATTCCTGATTTCTTTCTGGCAAGGAACACTTAAACTTCAACCAACAGTTGATAAATCAGATGCTCCTATTGTTAATACAGATAAATCCGTAACTGTCAATAATCCAACTAAGACATTAAGTAAACCCGAAGATATTGAAGAAACTATTAGTACCGTCAAAGAATATACACAAGATAAAGTTGTTTATTCTGATGACCCAGCGCCAGTTATTACAGCAAATGCTCCACAAAATTATGTCCAAAATCTTGTTGATGACTATAATTATAAGAAAAAGGCATTCAAAAGTTTTGGTACAAAAGAAGTAACGAAACAAACTAAAAAAGGTGCGATAACAAAAGTAATTAAAAATGGATCTTATATATCCGGATCTCAGAAAAATGGAAAAATTACACTTACTGTAAAATCTTTAAACAAATATGGAGTTGATAATGCAAAGAAAGTTCTTTCTGAATATTTACCTCAAGATAAAGTAGAAGAATTTGTCGGTTCTATTCAGAATAAGAAGAATCAAAGTGGTAAATTTATCTTTACTCCTGGAGAAATTGAGAAAACATATGATGAAACTGTTAAACTAACTACAACAGCTGGAGATCCAATTTCCGGTACAGAAATTTTAAGTATTCAAGAATTCCCAGAAAAACTTGGAGAAGAAAAAACAACAACAACCAATGATGAGATAACGGAAGGCAATTACAAGTATTTGGTAAGCAGAAACGTTGAGTTTGATGCTAATGGTTTAAAACCAGTTACACAACATTATCCATTCCTCTCAACCGTTGAGATGAGTAAGTATGTTGTGCCTAAACTGCTTGAAATTAAGATGAGCGGTAATACCGCTTTCCAAGTTGGAGAAACTGTTGAATCTGATGTGTTTGGTAATACAAATGTAAATATTAAATTTAGATTATGTACTCCAGGTCATAAAAATGGTCCTTATGATGCTCCAACAGATTCTTATAATTTAGTTCCATATACGCAACAACCACCAGAAACAACTTATTCTACAGCTTCGACTGTTTTATATGTTGATACCTTTGCTTTACAGGATCAAAAGAATACCCCAGAGTTCAAGGGATATGTTGCAAAAGGTATGACTTTGACTGGAAAAACATCCGGCGCTAAAGCAACTATTACTGATGTCAGATTGATTTCTGATAGTGTTGGAACTTTACAAGGTTCATTGTTTATCCCAAATCCAGAAAAACCTGAAAATCCAGCATTTTCTGCTGGCGAAAACAAGTTTTTCTTAACAGATGTTCCTTTATTAAGTATTCCATCTGGCACATTAAATGCTGGTGGAACATATTTAAATCAAAGTACTGCAGATGCGGTCTACACTGGAGCATCAATTCAAAAAACAATAACCAAAGTCACGACTACAACAATTACGCCGACAATTACGCCATCATACAAAAAGACTATTTTCCAACCAACAAAAACGAATGTTAATGTAACTACAATACAAAAACAACTTCTCGAAAAATATACTCAAACTGATCAATTTAAAGTTTCTGGACAACTTCCAAAAATTGGACTTACATCATCCGATAATATTGCAAAATGTCCTTATGACCCAATTGCACAAACGTTCTTTGTTTCAGAAAAAACTGGTTTGTTCTTAACTTCACTTGATGTATTTTTCAAAACTAAACCAGATTTTGGATCACAAACTGCAGATACTGTTACCTTACAGATTCGTACAGTTGAAAATGGCACTCCAACCAGCACAACACTTCCATATTCCGAAGTCACACTTTCTCCAGACAAAATTAATTTGTCAACTGATGGATCAGTAGCAACTAAGTTTACATTTGCTTCTCCAGTTTATCTTGATGGTCCAAAAGAAAAAGTAGTTGCTGGTGCTGAAAAGGGAAGCGAATCTTTTGCAGAATATGCGATTGTTCTTCTTTCAAATAGCAAAGAATATGAAGTCTTTATTGCCAGACTTGGAGAGAACGACCTACAAACAAATACAAAAATCTCAGTTAAGGCTGGAGATGAAAACATGCTGGGAAGCCTGTTCAAGTCTCAGAACGGATATACCTGGACTCCTTCACAATTAGATGATCTTAAATTTACGCTCTACAAGGCACAATTTGTGACTGAAGGAACATGCACATTCTTCAATCCACAATTAAATATTGGAAGTAAAACCAAACCAGTTTTACCAGCTAACTCTTTAATACCACTGTCTAAGAAAATTGCTGTTGGACTTGGATCCACGGGATATGATTCAACAACTATTGTTACTGGAGTTACTTTAGCACAAGGTAGTGCAAGAGGAACACTTGCGGGAATTGGTGGTTCAATTACTGTTGGCACTGGTGCCACTGTCAGTAATTCTGGATTTGGTTACACTAACGGAACATTTACTGGTATTAATTTAACAACCGAAACTGGTGTTGGTCAAGGTGCTCAAGCAACAGTTATAGTTGTTTCAAATAAAATTGACACAGTTACAATTACAAGTGGAGGAACTGGATATGCTGTTGGCGATTCTTTATTAATACCAGATATTGGCCAAAATGTTGGATTTGGGGGTCAAGTAGCAGTTACGTCAATAGCATCCAATAATACATTTGTGATTGATAATGTTCAAGGTCAATTCTCTGCTGGAGTTGCATTGTCTTATGTTGACTCTTCAGGATCAGTAACTTCTCTTGGTACTGGAGTTACTATTTCTTCAATTACAAATGATTCATTCTATGATGGTCTTCACATGAAGATTATTCAACCAAATCATGGAATGCATTCCGTTTCCAACTTTGTTGAAATTAAAGGTATGCGTCCTTTGAATAGTGATTTGAACAGCACACTTGCTACAGAATTAACTTCTACAGAAACTACAACGATTGAACTTGCTTCTGGAGCCGGATTTGATTTATTTGAGGGAGTTGCAGTTAGTGCAGCAAACCCAGGTTATGTGATTATTGGTAATGAAGTTATTCAATACACGGCAGTTTCTGGAAATTCATTAACAGGTCTTACAAGAGAAATTGATGGCACACAAGCGAATACATATCCAGTAAGCACCAAAGTCTATAGATACCAGTTCAATGGATTCTCTTTAAGAAGACTTAACAAAGTACATAATTTTGGTGAGGTTGATACTACAAATCACCCAATAGATCTTAACAGTTATTACATTAAAGTTGATGCTGATGGAACTGATTTTGATGGAGTTGGCATTGGTTCAAACAGAACAAATGATCTGTACTTCACAAAAACTGGCCAAACTGGATCAACTGGAGTGGAAGTTTCAAATAATATTCAATTTGAAAGTATTAGACCAAATATTAATGGATTTGTTGTCCCAAGCACCGATCTATCCGCACAAATTAGAACTTTTAGTGCAACCAGTGTTGGTGGAAATGAGACTTCTTTCCAAGATCAAGGTTTCATAGACTTGGATTTAGATGATGTTACTTATTTTGAAACACCAAGGTTAATTGCGTCAGATACAAATTCTAGCAGATATTTGACTACAGTTCCAGGAAATAGATCTTTAGCAATACAAATGCTATTGACATCGGATGATTCAAATGTATCTCCATTCATCGATACTGAAAACATAACTTATGTCCAACTAGCATCCAATTTGATTAATAATCCAATTGGATTCAGTAATCCAGTAAGTTATGCTTTAAATGACAGTGTTAGAAGTTTGACCAAAGACAAGCACTCAACAGTTCTTGTGACCAAGCCAGTTAAAATGAAACTTCCCGCAAATGCACTTTCAGTAACATTAACTGCAAGCAAATCGACAAGTAGTGATTTTAGAGTTCTTTATAGGTTGTTTAGAGTTGATGCTCCAGAACTTTCACAAAACTTTGAATTATTCCCAGGTTATTCAAATTCAACCATTGATGGAATTGGAAATAAAGTAGTTATTGATCCATCACTAAATGATGGAACACCTGATCTAAAACCAATTAATTCTGATGACCTTTCACCTAAATCATACACTTATAGTGTAGAAAATCTTCCAGACTTTGATGCATTTTCAATTAAAGTCGTAATGGCTTCTACGAATCAGGCTTTACCACCAATTATTGGATCTTTAAGTGCAATTGCTACAACCAAACCTAAGGTATAAAATATGACTTACATTAGAGTTAAAGATAAAAATGACTTGGTAAGAGATATGGATTCCAATGGAATTGTCAATATTGATGAGCAAGGTTATAATTCATACATTGATAATTACAAAAGAATCTACAATCAAAATCACAAAATTCAAACATTAGAAAATGACGTAAGCGAAATTAAAAGCGATTTGAATGAAATTAAAGATTTATTAAGGAGTTTTATCAATGGATCCTAATTCAATTAAGTTGGAAAATGTTAGTAAACTTTTCGAATATGAAAAGTTTTCAAGAGACCTAGATAGTATAGATGATATTAATAATTTAAGAGACATTGCAAAATGTTATTTTAAATTGTACTTAAGACAACAAGAAGTTTTGGTTAATTTCTAATGGCACAACCAACCACAAGACAAGAACTAATAGACTATTGTAAAAGAAAACTGGGATATCCAGTTTTGGAAATTAATGTTGCTGATGAACAAATTGAAGACCTTGTGGATGATGCAATTCAATTTTTCCAAGAAAGACATTTTGATGGAGTCTATCAGACTTACATGAAGTATCAAATTACTCAAGATGATATTGATAGGGGTAGATCGAGGGGTGGAAATCAAACATCTGTAGGAATTGTGACAACAACAGTGAATGAAACTGTTGGATTGACCACTTCATTTAAGTATGAAGAAAACAGTAATTTTCTCCCAGTTCATCCATCTGTTATTGGAGTAAATAAAGTTTTTCATTTTGATGGAACCAATAGTATCACTAATAATATGTTTAGTGTCAAATATCAGTTGTTCTTGAACGATATTTACTATTGGGGATCTACTGAATTACTAACATATGCAATGGTGAAAACCTATCTTGAAGATATTGAGTTTTTACTTACGACACAAAAACAAATTAGATTTAATAAAAGGCAAGACAGATTATATTTGGATATTGATTGGGGAAGCATGGCTGTTGGAAATTGGTTAATTATAGATTGTTTTAGAACTCTCGATCCAAGTGATTATTCAAGAGTATGGAACGATTCTTTCTTAAAACCATATTTGACTGCTCTCATCAAAAGACAATGGGGACAGAATTTAATTAAATTCCAAGGAGTAAAACTTCCTGGCGGTGTAGAACTTAATGGAAGGCAGTTTTATGAAGATGCACAAAGAGAAATAGATATTATTATGGAAAAGATGTCGAATACTTACGAATTACCTCCATTAGACATGATCGGATAATATGCTCAATCCATTTTTCCTTCAAGGTTCAAAATCTGAGCAATCATTGGTCCAAGATTTGATCAATGAACAACTTCGCATGTATGGCGTTGAAGTTTATTATATTCCAAGGCAATATTTAACTACTAAGACTATAATAAGAGAAGTTATTGAATCAGAATTTAATAATGCATATCCTATTGAAGCCTATGTCGAAACATATGATGGGTATGAGGGTCAAGGGACTCTTTTATCGAAGTTTGGTGTTCAACCATTAAATGATTTAACTTTGACCATTTCAAAAGAAAGGTATGAAACTTACATCACACCTTTAATCAAAAATATTCCAGATATTCAACTTGCATCAAGACCAAAAGAAGGCGATTTAATCTATTTCCCTCTTGGAGATAGGTTATTTGAAATTAAATTTGTAGAGCACGAACAACCTTTTTATCAACTTCAAAAAACATACGTCTATCAACTCAAATGCGAACTCTTTAGATATGAAGATGAAATCATTGACACAAGTATTGACGAAATTGATGACAATATTGAAAATGAAGGTTACATTCAAACATTGACAATGGTTGGTTCTGGTGTTACTGCCTTGGCAACAACTGGAATCGTAAATGGTGGCGTTAGATATGTCACAGTAACAAAAAGAGGAAATGGATATACATCTGCACCAACGGTAGCAATTTCTTCGGCCCCAGCTGGAGGTTTAACTGCAGTTGGAATTGCCACTTTAATTGAAGGAATTGTTGATTGTAACGGAACTATTTCCAAAAAAATTCAGGGTGTAGAAATCGTCAACCCTGGTTATGGATATACTGTTGCGCCGGGTATTGTTTTTGTGGGTGGTGGTGGATCAGGTGCAGCTGCAACAAGTGTTATTGGAGATGGAATCGTTGGCATCATTACCGTTTCCAATGGAGGTTCTGGTTATTCAGTTGCACCATCAGTAACATTTTCTTCTCCTCCTGGTGCAGGAACAACGGCAACAGGAAGGGCTGTGATTGATGGATTGGGTGTTGTTACCCAAATTCGAATTACAAATGCAGGCCTTGGATACACAGTAGCACCTACGATTACAATCGGATCTCCTTATATGGTTGGAGTCGGAACATACACATATAATGAAGGTGTAACTGGAAGTGTGAGTGGAGCAACTGCAAAAGTTAGATCTTGGAATGCTACAACAAACGAATTAAAACTCGCCAACGTTCATGGAATTTTTGTAAATAATGAAAATATTATTGGCACAGCTTCTTCAGCAACTTATAAAGTTAGAGTGATTAATACTTACAATCAAAATGATAAATTTGGACAGAATGAAGATATTGAAAATGAATCAGATTTAATTTTAGATTTTAGCGAAAGTAATCCTTTTGGAAATCCATAAATAGTCAATTAAAAGGCTAACTGAATAAGGTTTTTAAATATGTTTGAATATTTTTATAACGAAATTTTAAGAAAGACGATCGTAGGATTTGGATCGTTGTTTAACGATATTCAAATTAAACATAGTCATGATGTTGGTACAGAAAGTTTAATTAAAGTTCCCTTAGCTTATGGACCAACTCAAAAGTTTTTAGCCAGATTAGAACAAGTTCCAAATCTCAATAAACCAGTTCAAATTACATTGCCCAGAATGTCATTTGAATTTACAGGGTTAAATTATGATCCATCAAGAAAGGTTACTACAACTCAAACATTTCTAGCAGGTTTGACTTCTGATAATAAACAAATCAGAAAAGTTTACATGCCAGTACCCTATAATATGCAATTTGAATTGGCAATTTTCACAAAATTAAATGATGACATGCTTCAAATTATTGAACAAATTCTTCCATATTTTCAACCAAACTATACGTTATCAATTGATTTAGTAGATACTATTGGAGAAAAAAGAGACGTTCCTATCATTCTTGAAGGAATTACTATGCAGGATGATTATGAAGGTGGTTATGATACAAGAAGAGCATTAATTTATACTTTAAGATTTACTGCCAAAACATATCTCTTTGGACCAGTTTCAGATGTTTCCAAAGATATTATCAAAAAAGTTTCGATTGGTTTTGTTGCCAGTGGAGAAGGTGGAAGAGATGTTACATATTCCGTTGAACCAAAGGCAATCAAAAATTACTCAGGAGATGTCACTACCAATTTATCTTCAGATATTACTGCCACTACTAAAAATATAACTGTTAATGATGCATCGTCAATTTCAGAAAAATCTTATATTGTTTTAAATTCGGAAGAAATGTATGTAGAAAGTAAATCTGGAAATACATTGGTTGTTACAAGAGGTGCAGATAATACAACTGCAACTCCTCATGTAGCTGGCACTGATGTTGGACTCATAACCGCTGCTGACAATGCATTGATTGCTGTTGGAGATGACTTTGGATTTGATGGCAATCTATGAAAATGACAAAAAAATTCGACAAACTCAATGAAACGTTTAATGTCCCTGGAGAAATTGTTTCTTCAGAAGTAGATATTGTTGAAGAAAAAATTGAAAAATTATCTCAAGTATCGGATGATATAAAAAAAGATTATGATTATACTAGAGGTAATTTATATTCAATTATAGAAAAAGGCCAAGAAGCAATTAATGGAATTCTTGAATTGGCACAAGAGAGCGAAATGCCAAGAGCATACGAAGTTGCTGGGCAATTAATTAAAAATGTTGCTGATGCTACGGATAAATTAATGGATCTTCAGAAAAAATTAAAAGATATTGACGAAACAAAAAGTTCTAAAGGTCCTACTAATGTTACAAATGCTTTGTTTGTTGGATCAACAGCAGAATTGTCAAAACTATTAAAAAATGAACTTAATATCGAAGATAAATAGTTTTAAATATTTGACCCAATTCAATGGCTGTTGCAGAGGTTACTAATATTGTTATAGAAAAGGGAACTAATTTTGAAGTGACCTTTAATCTGTTTGATAGTGATGCTTCAGCATCTTCTCTCGCAGGTCTCACAACAACGTATGCGAGAATTCGTAAATATCCCAGTTCTACAAGTTATCAAGAGTTTTCAAAAACAATTACCGCAGGAACTGGAACAATCACATTATCTCTAACTGCAGATCAAACTAATAATTTATCTCCCGGAAGAAATTATTTTGATGTTGTTTTAACTTTAGGTGGTAAAAAAACAAAAGTAATTAAAGGATCAATGTTAGTATCAGAGAGTATGTCAGTATGACTTACAAAGTAACTTTTACATCTGATAATAATTACAATGTAAAATACACTACTCCAAAAAATTACAAAGCAAATTTAAGTTTTACTTACGAAATCATGCCACAATATTTAAACGAACTTTCAGATGTTCAATTAAGTGGTAATAATTATGATCAATATGTTTTAGTTTATGATGCAGCATCAGGAAAATGGAAAGATGTAAATCCAGATGTCATTCTTTCTGCAGCCACAACAGTTCCTGATACAAATAGAACAACTTATACTTTACCACAAGTTTTCGAAGATAAACTTGATGTGGATTTGGACAATAAGATTGATTTAGACGCTGGAACATTTTAGTACTAAATAATAGTATTAGTATAATAAAAGTAAAGAAATGCCAGCGCCAGTCCTTCAGTTTAAAAGAGGTGCCTTTACCAACCTGCCAGGATTGAGATCTGGTGAACCAGGTTTTACAACAGATAAGTATGATTTTTATGTGGGTCTTACCTCGGACGTAAATACGAATAAATTTTTTGGTAGTGCTCGCTATTGGCAGAGAGAAGATGCAACCAATGCAGCACGACTCAAATTAGTTGATAAAGACGGAAGTAATTTTATTGCAATTGCGGCATCAGATACTCTCGCTGGCGTCGCAACCTATCGTCTTCCAAATACTAACGACGGAACCGCTGGAGATTATTTAAAACTCACTTCTAACTCTGGTGGTTTCTATGATTTAGAGTGGGCAGCAATTCCATCTGGATCATTTACAATTAATGGTGACACTGGAACTGATGTTTTCACAACTGGCGGAACATTAACATTTACTGGCGGAACTAATGTTAATACTGCAATCACTGATGATGTTGTCACGATTAATCTTGATAGCAGCGTTGATATTACAAATTTAAATGTAACGGGCATTACCACTCTCGCCGGAAATATTACTCTTGGCGATAATACTTCGGATGACATTACAGTCGGTGGCGAGTTCATCTCCAGTTTAAATCCGAGCACAACAAATTCTTATGATTTAGGAACTTCTTCTCAGAGATGGAGAAATGCTTGGTTTTCTGGAAACTTAAACGTTGCTGGTGTTATTACATCAACATATTTCAATGATCTTTTAATCAATAATAAAGATATTGTAACTGCGTATACTGACGGAGTATCAGAAACTGATAATACAGCAAATCATGGTGGTCTTGCAGTTGCTTCAAATGAAGGATCGCCATTAATTGACATTAGTGTTGCTGGAAT